TGGATGAGGAGTCACCTTGCTTGATGACTTCCCCACCTTTTGTCTGTTTCAGATTAGTTGAATTTTTCCCGCTCATCTAAATCCTCTATTCTACAAATCACAGAGATCTATTTAAAAGATCCAAAGTCTGTGATGCGTTGCCCGTTTTCAGACTGTCCTACAGCCACATATCTACGATTTCCAGAACCGCCAATGTAAGAGATCCAAATGTAGCCATCATTGTCAATCCATCCATCATAGTTGATTTCTTGACCTACACTATACACAGCTACAATCTCAGCTCCAATACCGGCTTCAGCTCGTACATTTAGAGCAGATACTTCAACAGTGAATGTTCCTGTTTCTGGATGGAATCCACTTGATTCAATTGTCAATGGTTCTGATGGTTCTGGCTGTTCAAATGCCACAGACGTGTCATCAGTTGGGAAATAGAACCATCCAACAATTCCATCAAAGTTGCGTGTATTGTATCGGGCTGGACCTCCAACATATAGGGAGTCAGCATTGCCATCAATATTCTGTTCAATAGTTCGCATAGTGACTCCATCGCTGTCCTCAATCACAATTCCTGTGTGACCGTATGGATGGCCATACAGATATTGTGTGTCCATGACAAAGATGGCTCCTGCTCGTGGATTGACTCCTACTGCGTCATATACTACTTCATATCCTAAACCTGCGGCTGAATTAAGTAAGTCAATAGCATTTCCCCAGAGAGCTTTCCCGAAGAAGTTTATAGAAATTGAATTTGGTAGGTCTACACATTGGGTTCCGTATGAACCATCTGCATCAGCTCCCACACCTTGATCAGCCAAAGATTCTGAATAGTTTAAAATATCATTTGTTGCTACCATTTTAGAGCCTCATTTCTTCCATTGTTCATTTGCTTTTTTCACAGCGGCTTCAATGAATGTGTTCAATTGGTCATTGGTCAAATTGATGTTATATGCTTCTAGTCCTTCAATCAAGCTAGTTTTAGCATGCTCCATCTTATCCTTTCCGTGGATGTCCAATGTCCCTGCTACTTGTTCAGTGGCATTTACAGCGTTATTTGCAAGGATTTCAGCAACTTCAAGAGCTTTCTTCCCTCCACGAGTCAAGAGATATTTCTTGACTGCCTGAACAACAATTCCAACCAAAATTACAAGAATACTCATTGCGCTACTTGTTACAATATCAGTGATTTGATTCATTTTTCTTTTCTCCTTTTTTGATCAATTTGTTTGGCTCTTCCAAGCCATCTTTTAACTGAAATTTCTCATGATCAATATTTTGTTTCACAAGACGATCTAGGCCAGGAATTTCAACTCCTAAAGCCGAAAGGCTGGCAAGGATGCTGGAACCGTAGGCTGCCATCATTGCGACGATGAAGGCATCAACTACGGGTCCAAGATTCATGTATAGGGCGAATGGATAGCCAATGGCTGTGATTAAAATCATAGCTGTGTGACTTACTAGCCCTTTTCTCCATTTTCTACTTGAGAACTCATGATAGGCCCATGCTCTAGCTACACCTAAAACGATATCTAGAGCCACAATGGCCATCAAAAGAAATACAATCATGTGTTCATCAATTCCGTGATCATAGAAGTCACGTACTACTTCAATAATTCCAAAAATTCCATCTGGTTCTTGATACATCAATCACACTCCTATCAATTAAGATTCAGGGTGTGCTACTGGTTGAGTTTCAAGATCTCCTGATGGCTTGTTTTGCTTCTCTTCTTTGGGAACTTCCCAATTGTAGATTGCCAGTTTCCCATTTTGGAGAAGTGGGCCTTTCAAGTCTTTGATGGATTCGCCATTGTAGGTGAAATCATAGTTGACTTGAACAAGAACACGTTTCCCTTCACTGAATTTTTCAGTGTGGTCTGGATCAATCAAGGTGAAGATGTCATGTTGTTTGTAGGTCTTGCCTACTTGAGCAACTTCCACAAGCTCAAGCGCTCGCTTGTAGAGAGTTGGATCAAGTGGATTGTCTTGATTAGTTACAGCTACAAGGACAGACCAATCAGCAAGAGCTTTGTTATTTTGGATTAGGACATCTTTCTTTTCGTTCTCTTGAGTGAGTTCTTGAATCTTCAGGATAGCGTTCTTATTGGCATCAACAGATTTGTCAAGCTCTTTCTTGAGGGCCACGATAGCTCCAGAAGGGTCTAATTCCATCCGTACAAGGTTTAGAACAGCTTCCACGAGAGTTGATTCTTCATCTCCCATGCGGTTATTTGGAAGGGATTCTTCAAATACCCGGTATGGATAATCTTGCTTGATGGAAACTTTTGTGGCATTGGCTACGGGATCATAGGATTTAAACTGTACTTTATAATTCATTAAGCATTTACCTCATTTTTATTCTTAACTTCTTCAAATAGGTCCTTCAAATCTTTGTCAGATTCAAGGACAGAGCGATAGATTTCCAGCTCTTTAATGAGCTGTTCTTTTTCCTGTTGTGATTCAGTCAAACGTGCTTTGAACTCAGCTTCATTGATTGATTTACTAGCCAATTGATTAGCTAGATCTGTGATGATTGATACATAAGTTTGTTCGTTCATTTATTTTTCCTTTCTATTTAAAACCGTACTTGCTATATACACTTCTAATGTGACTCTGAACAGACGAATTTTTAAGATCCCATCCATATCTGGCGAGGATACCGAAACAAGTTATAATATCCCAAAGATAAATGCCTAAATCACGAGATTCTTTTCCAAGAAATAAACTATCTGTGTAAGTTTTACTAAAGTGTTTATCGCCTCGACCTAAATGATGCTTAACGCCTTTTTCATTCATTGGTAGAAAATAAACGCTACCATCATCTATATTATTGTGAAATAGCCACGGACTGCGATATTTCCCGTTTGAATAGATGGCGATACGGTCAGCCACTATCTCGTAAAACGATTCATTTATACCATTTCCTGAACCTGACCATAGGCGAGTTCCAGCAAAGGTTTCATTAGAAGTATTTTCGGTTTTATCGTGGTTTGTCCCTAATACAATCATAGCGGAATTAGGATCCCTGAAGTGTTCAGCGATAAAACCGCTACGGGTCATTTTTAAAAACTGTGAAGAACTCGTGCTGTCAATCCGTCTGATTGTTCCTGTGTTTGAATACAGATTTAATGTGCCATTGTCTAGATCAAATACAGTTGTTCCATTGTTTGCACTTAACCGCCCACCTTGAATTCTTTCAGTAGCAATCTTGATGGAATTCAACTCAGTAATAAAAGCCTGTTGTGAAATCAGTTCTCTAATAAAAGCTTGATTTGATACAAATTTGTTGATCATGGCTGAATCTACTAACAACTTATCTGCTGTGACTGCATTGCTGGACAGAATTTGAGTGGTTACTGATCCAGATTCCATGTGACCAGTTCGGACGCTCTGAGAAGCCAGATGCCTGCTTGTGATGGATCCATCAACTACCATGTCACCTTTAACCTTGATCAATTGAGCGATTAAAGCAATAGCTTCTGGCTCTTGTACCAGCAATGAACTGATAGTTCTTCCGTTAATGCTCTTACCTGTACCGAATGAGATTTGACCATCTGTGATATTGATGTCTGTTTTCTTCAAAACTCCATCAAATTGGCTGATGATCGTTGCCACTTGCCCATTAACTGTTTGCTGATAATTCGCAAAGCGCCCGTTGATGCTGTCCTTGAAATCATCTAACTTGTCATTGAGGACAGAATTTTGACTAGATAATTTCTTGTTTGTCTCATCTGCTTGAGTTGCCAGTTTGACATCTGTTGAGTGTGCTTGCTCTTCAATTTTGGTTGTAAGTGACTGTTCCTGAGTTGCAAGCTTATTGTTTAGACCTTCTGTTGCATATCTCAGATTATTCCCAAACTCAGTTGAGAATGTTGAGAATTGACCATCAACAGTCTGCTTGTATTCAGCGAGTTTGCTCTCAATTCGTGAGTTGATTGTGTCCAAGCTGTTTGGCTTGTATGGAGGGACTTTTGGCCCTTTGACCAATATTGGTTTGCGAATCCAAAAGTGTGCATTGTTGACTGCATAGAAGTATAGTGGAAAACTTCCAGAGGTATCAAATTCAAAATCAGTTGCTAGGAATGTGAACTCAGCTTTCAGCCATGTGTTTTTTGCTGTTGTTTTATCTGCAAAACTCTTCCCAAATACTTGCTTATTATTTGAATGTCGTTTGAGTGTAACTGCTATTCCTTTATCACATTCAACATCACTTCTCACTTGATATTCAAAACCTAATGAGTAGTATTCACCTTGAGTCATCTTATTGATATACAGTGGGAATGTTGGACCTGCAAATGTATAAGAATTTGCAGGAGATCTGGAAACTTTCATTTTGAAAATCCCGTTTTCTACTGATGTAATTCTGGTTGTGCCATTGTTGGGCGCTGTATATTCAGTTAAGCTGTCAGCTAATTTCACAAGGTTTTCTTGGTCAATCTGACTTCCTAGAGCTTCGATCCTTCTTGTGATCCCCTCAGAATCTTCTGTGTACTTATTCTTAGAAATGTAATTCTCAGATAGATTCTCACGAATTGTCTTCAGGGTATTGCTTGTTTGCTCTTCTGTATAGCGTTTTAGCCTAGATTCAAGGATTCCACTCTCTCCAGTGTACTGTTCAAGTGCTGTGATTTGTGTTTTAAGTCCTTTTGCGGTACGTTCAAATGATGCTGAAGCGTTTGTGACAATAGCTTCTTGATCTTCTGGAGCAGGTCCTGCATCTGTTCTGGTATTGCTTTGTGTGACTTCTACCTTTTTAAATGAAATTGAACCTGCTTCACTATAGCCGATAATGATGCGCCAGAAATCAAACTCATCGCTTTTTTCTAGCGCTGGTACAGAAACTTTGTACAGCTTCCATTCATCAGTTAACTGAAATTGAGCATAGATTCTTTCTGGATTGTCTCCAGATCTGCGATTCTCACGCAATGAAGCCCACATTGTTCCTGAACCGCTATTTCTTTTAGCGTAGAATGAAATTGTGTAAGGTTCGCCTTTTTCTAGATAATCCAGAGCAGTTGTTTTTGAAGTTGCCCAGCTTGGTGCGGTACTAGAAAATAGCTGTGCCTGTTTCCAAGTGTTGGTATTGCCTGTAATGGTATATATACCATTCTCTGCTGTACCGGTTGAATCACTTGAATCGCCATGAGCAAAAAACCAGAGATCACGAGTGAAATCATAGTCTTCAGCGTAGTTCCTTGATCCAACTTTCAGATTTGTGAACTCTTCTTTGACTCCTGCCACCGTCTGCTCAACATATGACCTATCAGCTTTGCCATTTGCCACATTAGTTAGGTCAGAAATAGCTTTCTCAGTAGTCTGCTCAAATCTGGATTGTGCGCCTTTCAAGTCAGTGAATTGGCTTTCTGTAGACTGTTTGAATTTGTCAATTTGCTCTTTGACTTCTACATCTTTTTCAATAAGCTTTTTAGTTGTAGTCGTCAAGCCTTCCATTTTCACTTCAATGCCGTTGTATTGAGCTTTGAACTCTTCTACAATTTCATTCTTGTTTGCTTGGTTTGCTGCTGCTATCTTCTCAGTGACTTGAGCTGAGATCTCCTCTTTGACCACTTCAGCTTGTGCTTTGGCTTGTTCAATTCCATCAGTGATCTCTTTTTCCAAAGCTCCTGCTTTGTCTTCAAAGGCCCTGTTGGCATTGTCAACCAATACTTTCAATTTCTTGTAGTATTCATCATCCTCCTGAGTCTTTTGGACTGTATCAAGGATTTCAGATGCTACATCAGAAATTCCATTTGAGCCTGACATGCCACCACCGTGACCAGCCTTGTCATCGAATGTAAGAGAGATATACTCTTCTGACAGAGCATCATAGACATAACCCACAGCTTTCTTCTTCAGCATGACATCATGCTTCAAGCTCATGATGGTCACTGTATCACCAAGATGCACAGTTTGACCATCTAGCTCATAGGCTTCAACTTTAATCTGATCAGTGGACTTGTCAATGTCTCCATTCTTGAATTTGGCTTCACCCCATTTTCTCAATTCTTCCTCTGTAGTAAGATCATTATTCTCATACTCAGCTTCATTGATGTAAGGGTAGCTACCAATGAGGGGGCTGTCCACAGTGACTTTCAGAACCGTGTCTTCTTCTGCTCCCTCTGGCTTGAAGGTTGATTTCAGATGCAGTCTTGTGATGATGCTGGAACTGCTCTTGTTTCGTTCATACTGCTTCAAATTTTGATGTGTGGTGATTACCACACCACGATCAATTCCCCGACTCTTTGGAATGTCGATCAGGAAGTTGTCACGAATCATCTCGCCTTCCCAAGCACCCACGATGGAATGTTTGCCATCCATCAGGATCTTATAGAGCGTTTCATCTTCTGTAGTGTTGAAGGTTCTATTTTCCATGATGTTACTTGAGAATGAGAATTTCCCAAGTGGTGTCTTGACTGCTGAAATCATAGCATTCAAGGCGATTTGACAGGTTGAGTTTGAAACCTTGATAGGGCGAACAGAACGCTTGAAGATGTCCTCTGTGATATGCTGACAAGTCAGGCTTACTGTGTCATCTTGCTCACTGATTTCCTTAATTCGGAATAGTTGCCGGCCAGTGATAGGAGTTGGGGCGATGATGAGCATGTCTTCCTGAAATTTCTTATAAATTTCAGTGTCAGTGATTGGATAGTCAACCTTGAGTGTGTAGCTCACATTGGTTACTTCTTCAACTTCTGCTTTTGTAGCCTCATGGAGTGGCTGGCCATTCCATTTTACAGTTTGAACATTTCTGTCTAATAGATATAGAATTATAACCACCCCCAATTTGTTTCAAAGACAAGCGATTGAATACCTGGTCCTAAAACCACACCTACCGTCTTCTGAGCTTGGTTAGCGTCAATTGTGATGAAGTCTCCTGACCACTTCACCAGATTCCCTTTCTTATCCAAGAAGCTTGGATTCTGTGGATCATTCACCATCACAGCGCTCTCAGATAGCTGTTCAAGTTTGATGGTTTGCTTCCCGATGGTGAAACTGGTCTCAGATGAGCTGTTTCCTCTAATTGTGATTTTAGGGAAAGCGAGTGAGCTACCTTGCAGCCTGAGAACACCGTTTGAAGTGAGAGTTTGAACATCATTGTTCTTCATGTATTTTGTAGGGTGACAAATAAATGTCACCTCTAAAGAATACATTTTAGTTTTATCTCTCTGAGTGTCAGACACCTTTGTCTGATAGCAGAACCATCTTGTGAGCTTGTTCTGTTGATTCTCAAGCCAGAAATTTCTTTTGGAGAGAAATTGGACAAATTCAAGGACTTGCAACTCTGTTGGGTTGATGAGCTGAAGAGTGTATTTCTTTTCAATCGCTTCTCTGTGAGGGTTTGACTGAACAATATATCCACTAACTCCATCATGACTCAAAAGTTTGTCCTTTGAGAGACCAACCTGAATTGTAGGGCCTTCAAGTACAATCACATCAAATGGAAATGATGAAGTTCCGACTCCATCAATTATCAATTCGTTGTATCTTACCATGCAGGCGCTCCTCTCAATTCTTTCTGTCTTTTCAATTCAGCAGCTATCTTCTGAGATACCTTATTGGCGATCTTCTCAATGTCAGCTTCTTCTCTGATGATATTGTCAGAGATGTTGATGTTGATTACGGTTCCTTGTGGGTCCATTGTTTGGGCGATGCCACGGCCAATGGCGCTCAAGTTACGTTCATTCAGTGGTAGGACTGCTTCTTTTCCAGCTTCACCGCCAACCATGAGGCTATTCCCGTTCATTCCAAATGCTGTGGGCTTGGTTAAGATCCCACCTTTGGCATACCAGTCAATTCCGATACTTGGAATTCCCTTACCTTTCAGCCAGTCCATTGGGTTCAGTGACCCGCTGGCCTTAAAGTGAGGTAGTGGGATATGTGGCCACTTGAATTGGAAATTGAAGAAACCTTTAATTCCGTCAATGGCTCTTCCTACAAGATCTTTTGCTCCATTGATAGCTGTGTCAATTGTGTCTTTGATCCCATTCCAAATGCTTGAAGCGGTTGAGCTGATATCATTCCAAACTCCTGAAATTGTGCTAGAAATCCCATTGAATACAGTTGAAACTGTTCCTGTGATTCCATCCCAAATCCCAGATAGAGTTGAGCTGATCCCGTTCCAAACAGTTGAAGCCGTACCGGAAATTGTGTCCCAAATTCCAGATAAGATTTGAGCCATTGCATTGAATACAGACTCACAGATACTTTTGATCCCGTTCCAGATATTCTCTCCAATTCCTTTGATGGATTCCCAAGCACCAGACCAGTCACCATTGATGATCTGCATCACAGTCTTAATGATGCCTAATACCACGTTAATGGCGGTTTCAACAACAGTTTTGATGGTATCCCAGACCGTGGAAATCACAGTTGAAATAGTATTCCATGCAGTCTCAAGAAATGGTCCAAGGACATTCATGATTGTGGTGATAGTTGCTGAAATAGCGTTCCAGACTGTTTCTGCTGTCTGTCTGATCAATTGTTGATTGTCGTTCCACCAAGTTGTTAGCGTCCCCCAGATTTGCATTACAAAGTCAGAGATGGCTTTGACCACAGTGTTGATGACTGACATGATAGCGTTCCAAACAGTCTCAACAGCGGTTCTGAATCCCTCATTGGTTTCCCATAAATACTTAATAACTACTATAATTCCAGCAATTGCAGCAGCTACTGCTATAACTGTTCCAATTATTGGTAATGCAGCAGCTATCAGTCCACCTATAGTGGTTTCAGCTGCCATTGCTGCCGCTTGTAATGCGAGGAATATTGGGGACAATACTCCAGCTACTGTCACAATACTTCCAAATACAACTACAAGTTCTTTAATTGGCCCAGGTAATTTATTTACCCATTCTGCGACATTTTTAAAAAGGCCTACAAGTACATCAAGCACTGGAGCAAATGTTTCTGCTATAGCTCCACCGACTTCAGCCATGACGATTTTCAAACCATTTTGGGCTGTGGTGAATTTGTCAATAGGATCCAGAGTGCTTTCATAAGTTTGTGAAACCAACCCGGCTGACTCTTTAGATGTTTTTCCTAGTTCATCAAAGCTCAAGGCCCCACGCTTGATGGCATCGACCATTTGAGGTGCTTTCTTTGCACCAAAGATCTCCATAGCGATTCCCATTGCTTCGGTCTCTGATTTACTGTTCTTGATGGCTTCAATGGTCTCTTTGAGACCTTCTTTCATGGTCTTTCCTTTTTTGGTGTAGACCCCTGCTGCCCTTTTTTTTTCTTCTCAA